TGATCAACTGATCCTCTTCAAGTTCAGTTGCGTTACGCGCTTCGATGAGAGCTTCGGCGACTTTTCTCTCGGCTTCGGTGAGCCCGTCGAAGTTTTCGCGAAGCCTGACCCCGTCCTCGTTGAGTAACCTCCCGGCCGACCTCATTTTCCCGAACCAGTCGGACCCGTTTTCCGCTGCGGCCGCAACTTGGTCCATCGTGATCCCGAGTTCGTCAAACAGCGGCAGCGTCCCGCTTTCGAGCGCCGTGCTGAGTGCGGTGCTCGACCCAACGAATTTGCCGACTGGATTGGTCGCATTTCCTGCTTCGTCACCGACGTCTTTGATCGACGCAGCGAGTTCGGTCATGCGGTCGATCATCGTCGCAGCGGGATCGTTCGCGGCGATGAACTCTTCGGTCAGAGCTTGCTGACGTTCTTTCGCTTGACGTGACCTCTCACCCATCTTGCCGAAGTGGTAGAACAGGCCACCGACTGCGATCGCGATTGCGCCGATCGGGCCGGACGCTGCGACGAACGCTGCGACTGCTGCGGCTGCGAGCTTCACCGGGGTCGGCATGGCCGTGAACGCGTCGACCATCGACCGGGCACCTTCGAGCATCGTCAACACGATCGGCAGGACGGTCTGACCGATACCGACGAGCGCTTCCTGAACGTCCGCCATCGCTTGCCGGAACTTGAACCCTGCCGTGTCCGATACGACGCCGAACGCTTCGTCGAGCGTCCCGGTCGTGTCGCGCATGTTGGCGAAGATCTGCTCGGTCGTCGCGACGTTCGCACCCATAAGGTCCATGACGCCGGACAGCGCTCGGACGTTGCCGAACACCGAGGCGGATGCGGCGGCGTTCCCGTCGAACTCCTCGGCGAGCGTCTGAAGCGTCGCCAGGAGACCTTCGTCCTTGATCTGTTGACGTAGTCCCTCGGACGAGAGGCCCATGCCTTCGAGCGCTTCCTCGGCCTGCTTGGTGGGTCGAAGCAGCGACGACAGAATGCCGCGCACCTGGGTCGCTGCCTCGGCGGCGTTCGTGCCGGTACGCGACAGAGCAGCGAACGCGGCACCGACCTCGTCGAACCGGACACCCATCGCCGACGCGATCGGAAGGACACGACCCATCGACCCGGCCAGCTCGGACGCTTCCAACTTGCCTTCACGGACAGCCGCGGTCATGACGTCGGTGGCGTCAGTCGCCGACAGGTTCTCCGCTCCGTACGCGTTCAGAGCGGACGTGGCAAGGTCAGCGATCTGCGTCACGTCACCGAGACCGATCGCCGATGCTTTCGCTGACGCTTCGAGGGTCTCCATAGCAGTCGCGCCACGAAGACCCGCGGACTGGATGAAGAACATCGCGTCGGCGAGCTTCGCTGGTGCCTGGGCGGTCTCACCGGAGAGCGCTTTGACCGACTCGGCCATCGCATCAACTTCGTCGCTGGCGATACCGACGAGCGATTCGATCTTCGTCATCGAGTCATCGAAGTCAGTCGCGGCTTTGACGGCTGCACCAGCGACGCCGATTAGCGCCATCGTGAGCGGACCGGACGCCGCCTTGGCAGCAACGCCGGCAGCAGCCGCGAACTTGCCAGCGCGCGTCTGAGCTTTGCCCATCGCTGCGGTGAACTGTGTCGTGTTCGCCGTGACGATCGTGTTGATCCGAGCGACGGTCGTTGCGCTCATTACTTCCTAGCCTTCGCTCGTTGGGCGGCCTGTTCTCGTTCTGAGTGTTCGATCCTGTAGAGGGCGATCCACTCGGTCAGTTCTTCGGACGACATGCGGGCGAGTAGCTCGCCGACCGTCATCCCGAGGTCGCGTGCGAGGCGGAAGTAGAACCGGCGCTCGGGGTTACCGCCCGAGAACCCTAAGAGTCTTTTCCCGCCTCGTTGACCTTGTCCTCCGTCATTCCCGACCGCTCGAAGCACATCGCCCACAACCGCTCGATCACGGTCGCGGACTTGTCCATCAGCGCTTCCATGTCCTCGGTCTCGAAGATCGGATCGCCCGTCTCGGGGTCGACGATGCAACCCTGAAGCGTGCGAGCCCACATGCCGAGCACCTTCGCGGCGTCGATGCCGTCGCCCTGCTGAGCGAGTTCCATCACCGCAGCTCGGGACTTCGCAGACATCGACTTGATGCCGACGGTCACGCCCCACTCCGGCACCTCGACGGTGTCGGTCGGGGTGTCGGCTGCGGCGAGGATCGCGGCTCGAAGATCGGTCATGGTGTGCTCCTGTCGTAGTTCCACCCGGCACGCTACTGGAGGGGAGAGCGTGCCGGGTGGAGGTCACGACTAGACGGTGCCTCGGGTGACTGCGCCGGTGACCTGGAAGTCAGCGGAGAAGGTCTGGACGTCACCGACGGGCGACGACCGCGAGTAGTTCGTCAGGATGCACTCGCCGGTGTACTTCGCATCGCCGCCGGTGCCGGTCGGCTGGTACTCGAACGAGCGGCTCGCCGGTTCGGCCCCGCCCTTCAGGTAGCCGTCGACAGTATCGTCGTACATGCCGGAGATCGAGATGGTCGCCGATTCGAGCGACACGATGTATGACCGAGATGACGCTCCGAAGGCTGTCACCTCGGACGTGTCAGTTGTCTGAGGGAAGTCCACTGAATTGAGGACGTCGCTGATGGTCCGTTCGGTGCCGCTGGTGTCGTCGATCTTGAAGACAGCGGACTTGCCGGTGGTGAATGTGGGCATGGTTCGCTCCTCCTAGAAGCGTGCGAAGCTCACCATGAAGGTGATGCTTCCCGATGAGCCTGCGGTGCTGGCCGTGACCCGCAGGTATTGGTTGACGGTGCCGGTCACGGCCGACAGTTGAGAAGTGATGGTGGACGCACCGACCGCGGTGAACGTCAACAGGTCGGCCCAGACGGCGTCGTCGGCCGAGTGCTGGACCTTGATCGTGGTCGCGCCGTCCACGGTGTTAGTCGGGACGTGAAGCAGAGCCGCACCGCCGTTGGTGCTCGACGCGCCGTTGTCGACCGAAGCGAGATTGCCGAGCGAGCCGTGAGCGATCGACGCGCCGGTCGTGAGCTGCACAGCGGACGCCACACCGAACTCGACGTTGTTCGCCGGGTCGGCTGAGCATTGGAAGTCGGCAGTCAGCGAGTTCACGTCAGCGACCGGCGTCGCCATGGTGTACGACGTTTCGTTCGCTCGGGCGATGACCGCCCGGTTCCCGATCGTGCCGCCCTCGATCGCCACGGTCAGCACCGGGTGAGTGGCGGACCCGAGGATCGCCTCGAACTCTTTGTCGGACGCCCCGGCCGTGTCGGTGGCATCAATCAACCCGGCGAACGAGAGCGTGCCGGATGCCTGCGACGAGATGAATGCCCGAGACGACGCCCCGTAGACTGTCGTCTCGGCGGTGTCCTGCGTGTGGGTGACGTCGGTCGAGTTCAGGTAGGCGCTCATGTCGAACTCGTCCAGGTAGACGGACGTCGACTTGCCGTGATGGAACGTGGGCATCTGCTACTCCTCCTCGTCAGCCTGGGCGGCTGCGGTCTTGCCCGTCTGGGTCAGGTAGCCGTCGTCGACGAGCCACTTCACGGTCTTCGCTGCGGCGTCGAGGGTGTCGCCGGGTTCGTAGCGCTTGTCACCGATGTCGATGCCGGCGTCGCCGCCTGGGCCGCCAGTGACTCTGTAGCGTGGCATTCAGCCTCCCTGGGCATGGGTGTCCCCCATCAGGGAGGCCACCGGGGCACGGGGCGACTTAGCGCACTACCGGCAGTGTAGGTTGGCTGGAGCGTCCTCGCCAGAGGGGATCAGCGGGGCTCGTTGACCTTCCGGCAGCGCGTACACATGACCCGGAACGGCGCGTTCACGAGTTCAGCGAGGAGTTTGCCGCATTCCGAACAGCGCAGCTCGGCAGGCCACGGAGATTCGACGTCGTCGCCGTATGGGTCAGGAGACCTCACGAGTCACGAGGAAGTTGACGACGTGCAACATGCGGTCCTGGTCGTCGCGGTCGAGAGCGAACGGCGACTGCACCGGGTCAGCCATCAGGTACCGGGTGGAGTTGATCGTTTCATTGTCGATCAGACAGAGCGCCAACCAGACGTCGGTGCAAAGAGCCTCTGAGGTTGAGTAGGCAGCAGCGCGTGCGACGACCTGGAGCCCGCGGGTCTCGACTGGCGGCGCAGAGTTCGTCCCGAACACGAGCTCGGGCGCAGTGCCTCCGGTCTCGTAGATCGCCACGAGAGTGTCGGGCGTGTCGGGGCGACGACCGAGGAACAGGTTCGTGCCGAGGGTGAGGTCCTGTGCTGGGATAGATGCAGCGGCCAGGTGTGTCCCGATGTCATCGAGGAACGCCATCAGCGGATGCCTTTCGATGCAGCGACCGACTTCGCGATGATCTTCTCGGCTCGCTTGCCGACTTGGCGCGACGGGAACTCCAGATACTTGGGGCCGCGACCTTGGCCGGGTGCGACGGGACTGCCACCCTTCGACTTCGGCGGGTGGCTCAGAGTTGCGTCCTCGTGTTGGACGAGAGCGTAAGCAGCAGCAGGTCCGCCGTAGGCGATCTCGCCGATGATCGTCTTGCCGCGCGTTTCGACGCTCGTGGTCTGCGACCTGGAAAGCGTGCCGGTGTCGAACGGGACCAGCTCGTCGGCGCGTGCGCCGATCTCCAGGAGGATCTGACCGACGCCGAGCTTCACGCCACGCTTCACACCGAGGTCGGTCGCTCGGGCGACCTTGTCGAAGTCGGAGATGACTCGGCTCATCGGTTCGTTCTCCCGACGTACACGACCTGCCCAACCTGACCGAGCGGGTCAGCGAGCGTTTCCACCGCGACGATCGGGCGAGTCCCAGAGACTGGGGCCGGCAGAGTGATCTCGTCGCCGGTGTTGATCGTGAGAGTGCGGTCTGGGATGTAGACCTTGTATTCCACTGTGACGTCAGCGTTCACCCCGGCCGGTTGGTCCAGGGTGCGTTCGATGTAGCAGTCGTAGGTCGTTGCGTCGCCGGTAAACGTCGCCTCGCCGTAGTTGTTCAGCGTCGACGAGGTGCGCGTGTCGACGGTCTGCGGCGTCATGTTGACCCGGAGCGCCGTGGCGAACACGTCGGAC